CCAACGGCTTCTGGTGTTGGAGTTTGGATGCCAATTCTAGATGAGGCGTTAGTTTATACCGAGGCTAAATACTACAGCCCACAGATTCGTGAACAGGCAATGATGAGTTCTGTTGTTCCTGCTCCGTATCACGTCGAAGGTCCTATTCACTTCGAGGTAGACGCTAATTATCTTCCGTACCTTCTTTACGCTTCACGTCACTCGGTCGTTAAATCCGGTTCAGGGCCGTATCTCTACATTGCACGTCCTACGGCTGCTGGTGCAACGTATCCCGGTGGTACTGCTAAGGGTATTTCGATTGCTATTAAGCGTAATGGTGTCGGATTCCTCTATAGCGGTTGCGTGATTAGTGAGTGGTCATTCACTATCAACAACGGTGTGCTTGAATGTACGGCTACAGTCCTTGGTCTTGCAGAAGCGAATACGGCTGCTACGTTAGTCGGTGTTCCGACCTGGATTGATGCAGAGTTGTTTGGTGCAGATGCTCATAGTATTTACGTTGATACGGCTGGATTAACTCCTACGTTCGCGTCGTTAAGTCCGGCATTCAGCGGTTACACTATGGATATCAACCATGCTGCTGTTGCAGAGAATCGCATTAACCCGTCACGCGCTGCTAACTTCATTGCATACGGTGTGACGGAAGCAACATTAACTACGGAGCTTGACTTCCTTGATAAGACGGAGTACAACAACTTCAAGAACAGCACGCTCCGCTCCATTAAGTTAGAGTCTAACCGTCCTGGTGGTGCTGGTAGTACATACGGTGCCGCGACTGAGGCTGTTAGAATCATTAACTACCGCACGGCATACGATCAGTACACGGTCGATACTAAGGGAATGGCCGATCTGGTTAGCGCAGCAGTTACAATGCGTTCGCTGGCTATCTCAGGGGGAACCGGCTATAGTATCGAGTGCAAGTCGCCTGTCAATATAACTTAGTAAGGCAACTAAGGAGAGAAAATGCCGATAGTTACAATTGATCCTAATGCCAGTGAGCGGTACGAGCTTAAAACTGCTCCTGCCGATCCTAATGATCCTAACGACGAAGATGGGTTCATCATCCTGCGTCCGTTGCCTTACGGTATGAAACTTACCCGACGGGATAAGGCAACAAGGATGATGATGAGGTCACAGCCTGCTCGGAAGGGTAAACAGCCCGGTGACGCTATTAGTGAAATCGAGCTTGAATCTTATAACGAGTGGGCTGTGGCCTTTGACTTCGCTAACTGTATCTTGGATCATAACCTTACAGATCAGAACAAGCGAAAGATCGACTTCGGCCGTCCAATGTCAATCAAACTCTTAAATCCTAAGGTTGGATCAGAGATTGAAAAACTAATCAATGATCTGAACGAGGATGAGGATGAAGTGATGTTAGATGATTTTCCGCCGCAGTTGAACTCATTGTCTCAGGAAGAGGAGAATCAATCCTCGGAGAATGGGAGCGATACGAGCGAGACGCAGAAGGTAACGTTGAAAGAGATTTAAGCGGTAATCCAGTTCCTCCACGAACTGTTCCGCAGAGTATAGTTGAAGATGCACTTGATTGGGTAGAGATAACTACACTCTGTATGCGGATCGGTGTTCTACCAACTGTGGGGGGTTTGTACGATCAGAAGCCGCGAGATATTACCAAGATGATACTTGTGATAAAGGCAATGGATAAACATGAAGCCGACTCGATGGAGAGGTCAAAGTAGTGGCTAGCGCATACGAATTGATGCTTGTCCTTCGTGGACGTAACTACCTTTCTAATGATCTTAGAAAGGCTAGTGCAGACATATCTGGACTTAGCCGCAGAAATGCTTTGACCTCTCTAGCGAGTCAAAAGCAAGCTTTACAGTTACGTCAGTCTCAGCTTGTAGCTCAAAAGAAAATGGCTATCAACGAAAAGGCTAGTGTTGATAGCGGTGCTCGTCGTGTTTCATTACTTAAAGCGCAAGCTGCACAGCAAGTCGCTTTAGCTAGATCAGAAGCTTATTCCATTGAAACTCAGCAGAAGGCTGCGAAATTAGCTAAGACTGTAGGAGCGAATCCTCAGTTAGTTAAAGCTGCTCAATTACGCGCTGATGCTGCTGCCGCTGGTTATGCTAATCAGGCTATCGCTGCTCAAAATCTTGTTGAGCGCGAAGCTAGACTTACGCAGATCAGTGGTCAGTTAACAGACAAGATTAATAACCTTACGGGTGCTCAGCAGTTAGCAGCCGCAAAGATGGTTGAAATTGATGCGGCTACAAAAAGTGCTGGTTCTCGGCTAGGTCAGTATGGTAAAGTAGCCGAATCTGTAGGCCGGACGATGCAAACGTTCGGCCTTGTTACGACCGCAGTATTTGCAGGAGCCGCGTATGCAGCAGCTAAGTTCAATACGCAAGTTGCGTTAGCTGCTACACAGAGTACGTTACCAGGCCGCAACTCAGTAGCACAGGTACAGAGGAATGCTACTTACTTGCAGAGCCAGTTACAGCACCAATTAGTTACGGGTGCTACTCCTGCTAAATCTTCTGATTTAACTGGCGGCCTCTATTCAATCTTCTCTGGTCTATCCTTAAAGGGTGGACAGAAGCAGCAGTTAAACGAAGGTCTTGGACTTCTCAAAGAATTCAGTAGGGTCTTTACTGCCAACTATGGGCAGGTATCTCTTAACGAGGTAACTAAGACAGGCATCGCACTAATCAACAACTTCGGCTTAAGCGCACGGCAGATTCCTAAAGTAATGAATCAGATGCAGGCTTCTGTTCGTTTCGGCGCTATGACGATGGGTGAGATGACTAGTTCGTTGAACCAAGTTATTCCTGCATTTAAGTCTGCTGGTTACAGTACAAAGCAGATGTTCGAGGATATCGCATTCGTGTCAAGAGTGTTCCCGTCGCTGCGTATCGGTACTACAGGACTCGCGCGATTAACGGAAACATTCGGTAAGTACCACGAAGCGATTAGTCAAGATGTAGGCATGAACATTGCTCCTGGCGGTAAACTACTTTCCGTATCTAGAATCGTACAGGAGATTGTCAAGGCTCACCCCGAATTAAAGAAGGGTGGCGTTGATCTACAAAATTACTTTAAGCAGGTAACTGGCTCTAGTCAGTTCGTTAACGCTCGTCGTGTATTCTCTGCTTATGTTACTCAGTTGGGCCTATATCGTGACGTGAGTAAGAAGGTCGCTAACGACAATAATGAAGTTGCAAAGTCGTTTGCAGTTATGTCACAAACCCCACAGGTTAGGTGGGCTGAATTAACTAATCAATTACATGGACTTGTCTTAGAGATTGGTACTGCGGCGCTGCCGGTGTTCCAGAAGTTTGCTAAGCCGATTAAGGACTTTGTGATGTGGTTCGACAAGCTTAGTCCTAGCACGAAAAGATGGGTAGGTGAGATAGGTGCATCCGTAGGGATATTCCTGTTAGTTGGAGGCACACTGTCTACGATCTTCGGTATGGCTGTTAGAGCGCAAGAAGCTATAGGACTGTTGATATTCGGTAAGGGTGGCCTCGCTGCTTTAAGTTCAGAGAGTGGAGTAATTAGCGCGAGGTTTGCATTAGGGCTTGGTATTCCAGCTCTTATCTTACTTCTGTTAACATTCCATAAGCAGCTAAAGCCTGTAATAGATGCTCTCGGTGGATTGAAGAATATTCTACTTACGTTAGCAGCTATAAAGATGATAGTATGGTCGTCCGGCATAGTTAACAACTTCGCTGCTGTTGAGGCTGGTGCAGCAACGGCAACGACAGAGGTAACTCTGTTATCTAGAGCCTTACTGTTGATTAACGGCTTTGCGGCTGTAGCCGTCATAACGATTATCTACCGTCGTCAGATTCGTGATGAGGTTAACAAGGCTGGTAACTGGCTTAGTAAAAACGTTCCTGGCGGCGGCTTTAACCCCGATCATCTAGAGCGTAAAATTCCTGGCGTTGCTTGGTTGCAAGATCACTCGCAAGGGATAATGAACGTGCTTACATTGGGTACTGTTAACCAAATGAAGAAGGCACGCGATGCAGCTCTATTGAAACAAATCGGTGTTGAAGAGAAGGGTATCACAGCTTTCGGGAATCAGGTAAATGCAGTATCTATACTTACTCACGGATTGCGTAGAGTTGTTACTCACGCACCGTATAGAAGTGGAGTAAAGGCTGCACCCGCGCCACCGGCTCCGTTTACTAATGCAGATGTAACGGCCGCTGTTAAGAACATCGTAAAGCTCGATGATCTTGCTAAGCGCAAGCCGACGATAGCTAACTTTGAAGCAGCAGCTAAGGCTCTTGCTAACCTACAGAGCAAGGCTAGTAAAGATCAGTTCGCTGCTGCTCAGTCGTTAATTAGTGCGCTAGAATCAGCAGATGAAAAGCATACCAAGAAAACCATTAGTAACGCTAAGAAGCGTGCTGATGCATTGAAGTCTGAACTAGCGTCAATTGCTCAGAATGCAATGAGTATGTACGATACACTCTTGCAGCAGAATCAGAGTATCATGGGAACTTTGTTTAACGGTCCATTTATGAATAGTCCTAGAGAGCAGAACCAGATACAGTACGGTTATCAGCCTCGCGGTGGAGACTACTTAAAGGACATTCGTTCTCAGAATGCTCAGTTCAGAAACTTCTATAAAGAGATTGGCAAGCTACAAAAGCGCGGTGCGCCTAAGGAGTTAATTAACCAACTTATACAAGCTGGTCCTCAGGCATTACCTGCGATTCGTGCGCTTGCTGGAATGGGTAAATCTCAATGGAAGCAATACACCGCTGCATTCGATCAAGGACAGAAGTTGCTGCATAAGCAGACAATCTCTCAGTTAAAGGATCAACTCAAGGACTACCGTAAATACGGTGCCAAGATAGCTGAGCAGATGATTGCAGGTATGCGCGACAAGCGGCTTGGTCTTGCTAATGAGATTAAGAGCATCATCAAGGATATGTTCGGTGTAACCGTTCCTGAGGTTCATCATCCTACTACTACGGCTGCTAGAGCGGCTGCTAGACACGCAGCAGCACACGCAGCACGACATACTGCACATAATCCTCACAACACAAATACTCGTCCTGTGGTCGGTACTACAACAAGGACTACTCAGGGCGTACAGTATCATACGCACTACCACGTTACAGCGCCGACTAGTGAGCATACTAGCGTAAAGGCGCAGTTACGTCATGCAGAGTTCGCTCGCAAGACTAAGTATGGAGTGACACCGTGATAACTGCTTGTGTCTACACAAATGCTGAAACAGCAGCTACGTACAACTTGAACGATGATATCGCTCCATTCACTAACCTCGATGTTCAGGTTACTCAACGTACTGATTTCTCACGCAATAAAATGGAACAACATGGTATCTGGCCTACGTTCACTTATCGTGGTCAGATGGAATTGAACATCGAAGGTGATTTAATTGCTAATGATGCTAGCGATTATGTAGCCAAGAGACTTGCTCTCGCATTAGCTCTGTTCGGTGATCCTAATGATGGTACGAGTGGTATGCATCCTACGGTTCGTAACAACGGTTCCCTAGTTATAACGCTATCTGGTATGACAGAGGACTTAGGTTGCGATGTTACTATTTCAGCTTTTAGCGCACCGAATGTAGGCGGCTATCCGGGTTATTCTAAGTACCTTCTTACTTTCGTTAGCACCGATCCTTGGTTCGTAGGTCAGACGACCTCTGATAAGTATTACTGGTCGTAATGACGATCTTCACCGATTCAGGAACTATACCATCTGTTACTGGTGTTACATCTAACGAGATATCACAGTTCGTTGATCCTGTCAGAGCAACATCTAGAACCAAAGTATCAGCTTTAGACACAGGACCGATTAAAGATATAGCTACAGTAATAACAATAACCACTCCGTCATACGAAGAGTTCTTCGTGCATCCTTCTGGTTATTGGGGTTCTTTCGATACTGACGACGGGATTATTTAATCATGCCTACTGTATCTGCCGATGGAACATATTGGGTCGATATATCGGCTGATCCTACATTCACGCCTGGAAGCTTTATAAGCATTTATCCCGAAAGTCTTACATTCGACGATATGATTAGTGGAGTAGGTAACTGCGCATTCCAGGTTAGTTTCTCTGCGAAAGATCAAGATGGTAGTTTCATTGTTCACCATGATTGGGTCGGCCCTTATAGGACTTACTATCGGCTTCGCTACGGAAACATTGCTATACAGGCTGGTCCAATTGTTAGTGCTAATACAGTCAAGGGTACGGACTTCACTAGTATAGCTGGCAAGACTTGGGAGCATATGCTAGAACGATGGCAGTACCCATTCGATGGTAGACCTACTCACGTCAATGATTATCAGTATCTCAATACATTCGACGGCGACGAACTAACTGGCTCAGGAGTTGTTACACCGCCGGGGCTGGTTTATCAGGCTAATAATCGTGACGTGATTAGAATATTCGGTGACTTGTTCAGTCAGACGATGAATGTCCCTGAACGTATCATCTTCGATATAACTGCTCTCGCTACTCTGTCTGGTATAACAACGAACTACCAATTCACGCTTGCAGACAATACCAAGTTATTCCAGATCGTAGACGATCTGAGCAATATCGGACAAGGATTCGACTGGTGGATTAGCCACGATATGAAGGTTCTGTGGGCTTCTCCATATAGATTCGGTAACAACGCTGCTCCTGTTATATCGTTTACATTCGATGGTTCCACAGAAGCAGCAACTCCTGATGATTTGCAATTTACTAACAACGGTCCTACTTGTACTCATATCACAGGATCGGGTGCAGGCTTCGCTACATCTACTCAGTTAGCGGCAACGTATGGTGAACCGGCTTCTCAGCTTCTATATACTCGTTTAGACGAGAACTACGATTTCGGTGATGTTCGTAACCGTGACGAGTTAGATGCTAAAACTCACAAGCAGTTCTCTATTGATCTTAACCCGCAGCATGATATTCCGATGACTGTGAATCCTAGAAGGATCAGTGGCTTTTGGAGCACTTTCCGCAAAGGAAAGGCTATCTACATCAACTACGATTTGATAGCTCACATGATAGATAGTGCTCATCAGCTTGTTAGTTATCAAGCGACAGTCAGTTCTGAGAGATTAGCGCAAGTTTCGTTTACGTTGAAACAAATCTATGCAACTGCTCCCGGCGTTGGGATACCTGAGGGATAATGGACACTTACGACGTTCTATTCAAAAGAATCGTTAAACTAGAGAATGAGGTCAAGCGGCTGAAAAACGTTTCAGCGCCTACTGTTCCTATTTACGATCCTACGAACTTCCCTCAGGATGCTATTAATGGTCAGGTAGCTATAGGTTCCGATGACACAGCGTGGAAATATGTTAATGACGCTTGGAGTGAGATTGGAGGCGGCGGTGGATTAACTGCGGAATGGATGCAATACAGTTTCGATAATGGAGTAACCGTTGCTGGTGGTGGCGCTGCTGGTCAATGTGACTGGTTAGAGTCACTTCAATTCCCGCCATTTGGTTCTGGTCAAAGTCCAGGACTTATGGATATGACGGATGAATTTAATCCTCGTTTAAATGTACCAGGTCTTTATTTCTTTATGATTCGTGTTGCTTGTGCTACAGCAATGACTTCTGGTAAATCATTTGGATGGGAATTTCGTGTTGCAACAGATTTCGGCGGATCACCGTTAGATTCAGTAACCTACATAAATGGTAATTCGCCTTTTGCAACTGGTGGAATTAATGGTGATGGATACGGTGCTGAAATTACTTTAGCGGCTATGGCAATAGCACCTGCGGCTGTTGTAGCTTCACCGTATTTCGTTCTGATGCGTGTTGCTAATAATGATACTGTTAGTAGAACTTTCTGGATAGATCGTGCAGAAGTCTTTAGGTTAACTCCGGCTACAACTATTGCTTAATGTTTCATTTATTATCATTAGTTGTTGATAGTCCTAAAAACCTTTCAGACTACCTCAACACCGGCGGTATTATTGGCATATTAGCGTTCGTGATTTTATCAGGCACACGACGTTGGTGGGTCTTTGGCTGGCAATATAGGGAGCTAAAAGAACGCTATGATAAAGTCGAAGAGTCCAATGCCATGTGGATGCAAGTCGCATTACGAGGGGTCAATATCTCCGAGAAGATCGTTCAAAATACCCCAGTTAGTACGGACGATGGAAGTTAAAATGCTTAAGACTTGGCGTCATAAAAAGCAAGATAAGAAGTGGGAGGAAGAAAGTTTCCAAGCTAGATTGATAATGGAAAGAACCGCTCAACGAGAAATGAATGCACGTCTGCGGCTAGTTGAGTTACAATACAAAAACATGACGCGTCAATAGGAGCTAACACAGTAATGCAGGTAACAGAAACAATAAGCATACTAGAGATCGTATGGACTACAGTAGCGATCTTTGGTTTTATGTTCATGCTCCTATTATTACAAAAGTCCAAACAGGACTTAGATTGGCTGGACGAGAGCCAAGGTAATGGTGAGCTTGGTCTTAGAAAGAATGTAGCAACTACAACCATGCTAATTTACGTTGGCGGAGTAATCACTCAAGCCAGCTATCTAACGTTGGGCATCATTGCAATGACTCAGCCGAGTACCGCATTCAACTGGTTGAGGATATTAATTAACTCTGTTTTCATAGGTGGAAGCGTTGTAAGTAGTATGATTGCAGGGGCAATCTATACACGTAGGTCAAGACTGGTTAGATTGGTTGAAAAACGTTTAGCAGAAGGAGAGAGCAAAGATGACAACACCACAACAGGGGAACCAATTACCGTTACCTGATGACGCTGATTTAGCGCACGATCAGCCACAGGGAGTAGATGCAGACGAGAGTGAAAACGAGGACTTTAACACTCGTTACGGTAATAAGGTAAATCATGGCGCCTCCTAGCGTAGCTCTCGCACGTCCCATTTATCTCGGTACAAAGGGACAAGATGTAGTTGCAGTAAAACGTGCATTGAGCCGTGCTGGTTACATGCAATGGGGAACGTTTACTGAAACGTGGGGAGACTACGCTAGGACGGCTAACCACAACTTCCAGAAAGATCACGGTATACCGTTAGCTGGTTATGGTCCGATAACACATCATACGTTGTTAGGTACACATAAGGCGGGAAGTAAGACAGAATACGCTTACGACTCGCTTTCGATAACGATGATGAATCAGGAGTATGTTCTTCTCCATATATCTCCTGAAAACAGAATTCGTAGCCAAGGTATGCAAATGTGTTATTACCTCTACGAGCATAGTGGAGGGATTGCTTACAGTCAAGCTAGACCATCGTGGTTAGGACACTTAGGAGATACACCGCCTAATCATATGGATTGTTCTGGACTCGCAGGCGTAGCTCATTACGCTGGCGGTGCTAAGAATCCTAATATCGAAGCTGGCGTTAGACTACCTTGGAACGGTGAAGGATATACAGGTACTCTATTAGCTGGTGCTGCTAGAAGGGTTAGTTCGGTGGCAAGTCTTAAGCCATTAGATCTAATCTTCTACGGATTCACGACTAGATCGAGTCCTGCATTTCCGTATGGTAGTCCTACACACGTTGCTGTTTACGATGGTCACGGCATGGTGTTCAGCATGGGCCATTATCCTATGGGACACTTTGTTTATAACTACGGTCAATCTATTAACTGTTATGCCACCTACAATGTTGTCCCGTAAGGAGGATCATGGCTGCTGTACCTGTTCCAGTTACTTTACCGACTAAGACGCATGAGGTCTTGTACTCGGGATTAACGTCGTTTGCACGTACCTTCCTTATCACATTCTTGTCTTTTGGGGTTGGTATCTTAGGTGCGCCAAATAAGAATACAGCTATCTCTCTAGCTCTAGCTGCATTAGCAGCATCGTTAGCTGCCGGACTTAGAGTGATCCAAGTATTCTTCCCAATGATATCGTTTGCGAAGTTGTTACCGCAGCCTTGGGCTGCTTACTTAGACAGCATCGTAAGAACGTTTTTGGCTGTATTTGTGGCGACCGCTACTAACTGGTTAGGTTCTACACCTAACTGGTCAACCTGGCATTCTGCTTTAAATGCAGCTTTACTAGGTGCTGGCGCTGCTGTGATTCGCGCATTACAAGGCGCAGTTACGCCAACAGAGGTTCCGTTCGTTAATACGCCGCCTACTGTACCTACTACAGTAGTCGCAGCAGCACCGCCGGTTACACCTGCACCACCGGCAACACCTTAATTTAAAAAGACTCCGCTACTACTTCCCCTGGTAGCGGGGTGTTATAGCCCGTAGTCCGGTGTCTCTCTCCTTCGCCGACTACGGGCTATAACTCTTTAAAAGAACGTAGGCGGAATAGTACGGCAACCGTAGATCGCTGCCGGACTACCACTAGCAGGCTTATAATCCGCGCCCAACTGTGGGTTAGCTTTAAAAACGTTACTAACCGCAACGCCAGCCATATTATCTTGAACAGCTTGGCGTCCGTCAGAGTTCCAAGCATAACCGTTACGAACTAAGTTAGCGGAATCGTTATGACTTGGATCAAACTCTTCGACGAGATAGCGACTTAGCTCTACATTGTTGACTCCAATAAAGTTTTCAACAATACAGTTAGTCGCACCTAAATCGCCAAATAGTACACCCTGCCCACAGCCTGACCAAGTGCAGTATTCTACGTGTGCGCTTTTGGCTGCTCTAAGCTGGAATGCTCTAGCAGCGCAATCATAGACAAGACAATCAATGTAATGTCCAGAGTAAGCTACATCGTAGAAACCGTGTTCTTGGTTATCATCGAATGCGGCAGTAGATGGAGTACCGATATTATGCACACGCATATTACGGAATTCTACACGATGGGATGAACCATACGTAGAATCATCAATAGTCTGCCAACCGATCTTAGTGTGTCCATTGATACAATCGAGGTCGTGGAACTTAATATCAGAACCGCCGATAACCCACGACTGATAATGTCCTGGTCCTTGCGGCTGTAAGTCCCTTAAACCACCGTTGTAGATTTCCCACCATACTGCACTACCCCGCATATCTAGTCTACCGTCAACAACCTTTCCGTTCAGATCAAGCTTAATTGGAGCGGCAGCAGTACCACCAAAGTTGATAGAACTATTGAGAGTACCACCGATATCCATTACAGCGTTATCACCGGGTTTAAGACTTACGAGGAAACTGTCTAAATTACCGCCAGTGAAGTGTTTGCGTGTATCAGTAGGTGGGGGAGTAGAAACTCTAAGTGACTCTAAGCTTACATATGCATTCCACCAATTAGTGTGAGACTTCGGGGGAGGCCATATGTTATTACAACCCTGCGTTGTCCCTTTAAGCTGCTTCTCGATATAGTCAATATCCGAGTTACTCATTTGTCGTATCCTAACTCTTTGGCCGTATTGACTAGGATATCGTACAATTGGTCGCTCATATCGAAACGTGCCTGATTGTGCTTTAAGCCTTCCATGAAGTCGTTACCCTTACCACGTTCGCTAGCAGCTTTCCAATCGCAGAACATTTCGATAACGTCCATCAGACTCATCCCATTTAAGCCGTTCTCGTAATATTCCGGGTGATGGGTATTGTTAGCGTAATGGTGATCTATAATCGGACGAATAGCCCTGAGACTAGCTCTATACTCTTCTGAGCCGTAAGTCAGTCCTGCCAACTTAGGCGTAGCTTCGTCCCAACCAGCTTTCTCGGGATCAGCTAGTTTACTGTTATCATGCACAAGGCCGCGCCGAGTGAGGTTAATCTTAACTGCTGCTAACAACTCATCTACGCGATCAATGTGCTTGTTAGTTTCGACTGTGCTATCGTAGTCTCTTATTATATCGTCAGGTTCAATAGCCATATTCTTCCATCATTTTTCTCTCCCTTGCTGTCTTTGAACGTATGTAGCTAGTCCACACGATCCGCGCTCCTAGAATCTTTTTAGTCCGCACTCTGTGGTGCTTGTTGCAGTAAAAATACCTGTGCCCGTAGATACCGAACGCGGGTATCGAAATACCTATACTCATTAGGTAAGGCTTGAAGTTAGGCCGCTGACTCATAACCAAGTTCATTGTATTGGAATCCTGGGCCGAATTGAAACCAATGCAACAGATGACGTGCAGCGTCATTACTGTGCGGTCTACCTTCTTTGAAGATGTTGTCTGTTTTCAATCGTTTGTCAGTAAAGTAACCACCGATGACAGCAGGCATTTGTGCAACTAAAGGTTTAGCAGGGTCCATATGCATTTGATGCCATAGATTCGTGACTCCGATTAACTCACGACTAAACAGTTCAAGTCCTGCTCTTGCTCTATTGCGGTATTCAAAACGTTCTGTAATTAGAAAGTCCGGTGTGTAATCTTCAAAGAATCCCCATAGTTCTAGGTGTGACCATTTCTCCTGCCCTGTCACTACAAGCATCTTACCCTCAAACGTAATTTGCCCAATTGCGTACCCTGTTGTAATTCCTGGGTCTAATGCAATTACGCGCATTATCGACATAGCCGAGGCTCTGAGAGGCACGGAGAACCGTACCTATTTTGACGCGAGGGATTGTCCCGATTTGCGCTCGCCTGGTCTGAGAGTATCGTAAGCGTAGCTCTAGGGGTATCCTCGCCCGACTTAACTCCGTCGTATGTACGACGATTTGGCGCTGTTAGCAGCATTCTCTATACCTTCGATTTAATAGGTTCATTAGAGGTATAACGTTGAAGAGTGATAGTCAGATTTTCGTGTTCTTCAAAACAACGAGTGATAGCGTAGTTCATAGGCACACGTGAATTACCGACTTCTAACACCTTATCATCAGTCTTGATCTCCCAATAGACCTTTTCGTAAACCCTATGTCTATGGTAGTTAAGCTTGTGACCCTTCTTCATAGTACAAGGCCCACCGGGCGCAGTTTCACCACATAACTCAGTTGGCATCTATAGTCCTGTAGCTACTAGTACCATTCATTTCAATCCTAGTCTTAAGTTCATCGACTAGTTCCATTGTTGTAGCACAACCAAGATTAGGTGTGTTATCTATTTTCTCTACTTCATCTACGATAGCGTAAGCTAGCTTTTCATCCATAACAAGATGTTCTGTATCAGGATGACACCACCCTCTAGCTACTGCACCTACTAACTCTTTACGAATCATGCCGCAATCAACTCCATCTCGTAATCTTCCAAGGCTCCCCAATTAGGTCCGACCGATATATCTGCACTAAATGGTATATCATCGGAATCCCAACCTAGTTGCTTAATCGGTTGTAATGCCATATTCTCAGTCATCAGCCTTGCGACTCTATCAACCTCCCCAATTGGTACGTCAGCCACGATACTATCATGCACGGTAGCCACAACACGAACGCCAGAATCGACAAGATCGCATAGACTACTAATAGTAAGCCAAGCAGCAATGTTCTGAGGAAGAGCATTAACAGCCTCACGCTTAACATCGTTGATGTTGTCGTTCGTGATAAGGGAAAACCTCCGCTTGTGTCCAAAAGGTGATCGTATATACCCGTCTTTGATTGCTCGTCCTTGGAGGTCAATAGTCCACTCCCTTAATTCGGTGAATTCATCCCACCAACTATTGATATAGTTCTGGGCCTCTGTCTCGTCCATATGATACATCTGTGCGAATGCTTTAGCACCTTGTCCGTATGTCACACCGAAGTTAATATTCTTCGATTTCACGTATTGTTCGTAGGTGTATTCTTCTCCATAGAACGCTGCTGCTCTTTCTTTATGCAACGATCTACTAGAGTCCCTATAGATAGCGAGTAGATTAGCGTCGCCAGATAGCTTAGCACAAGTGCGTAGCTCAGCTTGTGAGTAATCCGCGCTAACGATAACACACCCATCAGAAGCAGTAAAGAGAGTACGAATACCTGGAATTTCAGCATAACCTTCTCTGGCGATATTTTGTAGATTAGGGTCATTACTACTAGAACGGCCAGAGACGGTTCCACAAGGATTAAAACGACAGTAGAGTTTGCCATCACGCTTTGTCCTTATCGCTAGACCTTCGAGATAGTTCCCACGAAGTTTAATGATCTTCGCGTATTGTGCATGTGCTTCCGCGAATCGCAGTAACTTCTCTTTGTGTCCTATCTTACAAGTTGTACGACCCTCAAGTATCTCTTCACGTATCTCTTTGCCTGTAGATCGTGCAAACTTCTTCTTACCCATATCACGCAGCTTATGCTTAAGCCCATTGTCGTCGTAATACACCACAGAGAGTTGCTTAGGTGAATTAGGATTAAGCAGCGCATGACCACTTACTTCGCGTAAGTGATTTGTTAGGTTAATCGTCGCCGGTATTGCTGCACGATCATTGATGTTACATGCTTCCTCAATGTCGTAGTTAAAGCCATTAAGCTCTACAGTCGTAAACCTTTCACTGGCGTAGAGCAAACGTTCGTAGAGTGTTCTAACCTCGCCGCCTCTATCTGTGTCCAGTTTGGGATCAAGAAGATCATAAAGCTGAACTGTTCCGGCTGTGTCCCAACCGTTGTATTTGTAGAGTTCACGTTCACTACTTATCTTTTCCTGTGGGGTTTTTCCAAAGAACTCCCCGGTTTTCTTAAATGATTTAACTGATGCTGGCTCATAGTCGGGCCATGCAAAACGTGTACTGAGTAGATACTCTAAGGAATGATACCCAGGTCTTTCATCCAAAGCGTAGGACTGTAAGAATGTATCTTCATCAACTCGTCCACCGATTCCCGACAATCGAAGTACCTTGGTGTCAGCTTTACCGTTGTGCCAAACGAATCGGATATCAGTTCGCTCATAAAAAGATTTGAGCAATCCTCTGGATTCAGTTCCCTCAGCAATTCCTTCTCTACCGAAGACAACAGACTTACGACCGTCTTTAGAAAATCCTGCACACGTAATCTCGTTATTGGTAGATCGCCACTCAAGGTCGGAACCGATAAGATCAAACTCGGTATTGTTCCATCTTTCAAGAACAGCTGATACTCTAGCTGGGTCATTTATAATCTCCACATCAGGAAATACTGCTGGCGGTGGTGGATCAAAAGCACGTCTAAAGTCATCCACCATATCCGGGTAACTGTCTGCATCACGTATTACAAGCGCGGGATTTGTTGTTGCGATAACTCGTTGTCTAATTCCCGACACAGAAGATCGGTAATGTACATACGGTCTTGCAGAAGATACTGCTCTATACTTGGTGAGTCGAGTAATTGCTTCAACCCCTGCTGCGAGTACAAGTTCACAATTTGCGATTTCCGATTCCAAGCGAGCCGAACACGCTTGTATCGCCTCAGTAGGTGGATCATCAGTCTGGCAGAGTACCACATTTGTAGTAATGACTTCATTTCGCTCCACTCCATAGAGAGCTAGTAAATGCTCTAGAACAGGTTTCGTACCATTAGGGTTAGCAAATGGTTTGCCAGCCATTGCATCGTACTTACCGGGCGATCTACTTACGAAAGCTATCCTACTCTCTGGATTGCCATTAGTGGGCGCACATTTAGCCCCCTGCAAAGGGCATTTTTCACACTCAGCTAGGGGATGCTTACGTTCTATAGTATTTCTCCGTGAGGACCAAGCAACCTCTTATCTGGAGTTGCGATCTTCTGCTTGATAAACGCAGCCTTAACAGCATCTTCGTTGTTAGCACGCATTTCCTGCATTGCTTCAAGCTTATTAGCGCGGAACTTTTCATCAAGTTCGTCAAGAGTACAGATACCAGCTTCAATGAGAAACTCCTGCATAGTAGCTAGACGGATTCTCTCATCAAAAATGTTAACCTGGATACCATTCACTTGACCTGCAATACACGTAGGAACTCCGTGAAATGACATACCAATACGTGCCCAAGCTCTAGCCTCATTCATTAGCAGAACTTCGGATTCACCAGGCATCCAAGAGTCACAAGACTCATCACAGTATGGAGCATGTGTTACATCTTGGCTACACGCGAAAACTACTGGACGATCAGTTTCACTCCACTTAATGTCAGCAGGAATATTACTGTCGCTATTCCCATTACTGTTCTTAAACGTACCAGGCACCTTCGACATTAGAATTCCACCGCCTTTATCAAGAGTCCACGACCTTTCTTAGTAATCTCAGCAAGTCCTCTGTCTGCGAGAGTATCGCGTACCTCACGCATCTCTTTAGAGGACATATGGAACCGTTGCATTAACTGAGATTGTGTCACACCTTCGGTATGCGAACGGATAAACTCAAGAGTACGATCAAGCGTTTTCTCAGAAGAAGATTTACCCGCCGCAGTTACTAAGTCAAGTGAGTATTGACCCCACTTCTGAATGTAATACGCTGCTTGCTTTAGATCATCAATATCAACTTCCAACGTATTAGCATCTGTGGCGGGTTTGCGAGAGGCTGCGATCAACATACTCATCTTTAACATCGTGAAGGCCATACGAGATAACGTAGGTAGCGCAACAGTCTGCCAGGGTGATTCAAAAGCGACAAGTTGCATCTGTTCTTCTTTGTCTCCGAAGAAATCCCATGCCTCGTTAGTTAAATGAGCTTCGACGACACCATCTATATAAGTTTTTTGCGTACCAATCGTGATAGGAACCTGTACTGAGTACCGTTCCTTTAAGTCAGCTAATCGTGTAACGAGATCATCCTTCTTACTCGATGATATACTGGTCGGAGGTCCTGTCCTTCTAATGCGGCTGATATCGTTTTCACTCGATACAATGATAAACCGCGGGAGAAAACCAGATAGTATGTAATCGTCATTGATAAGGTTATAAACTTTGTCTCTAATCCCTCCGCCAAAGAATATGAAGTAAGGTTCTGTGACAGTAATTGTTTCTTTTCTAAGGAGTCTCGATAATACTTTCGGTACGTCGTACAACTGAGTAAGTGTTTCGGGAAAACCGGCGAGATAATCCTTTCTGTTGATACTGTCAAAGAAACCGGAGACTTCATCCTTGTAAAATATCGAAACACGTTTCGGCCTTCCACTTAGTCCCGACAGTAATCCTTCCGCACTACCGTCTGTAGCTAAAATCAACTCGGGGTCTAAGTCAGTAATCAAGTCTGTAGCCATACGCATTGAAGTCGTCTTACGAGATAGCGTAGACTCTCCTAATACAAGCGCCCACAGGTTAGGACGAAAGTTGTCGTCATAAGGCAGTTTGAGATTAAGCCCGTTACTGATGCAAGCCGAAAGAGCGATGAAGCAGCTAACTTCGTGATACTGCTCTGGCGCGTCAGTAGCAATCTTCGCCCATTCCTTGTATTCAGCTACAAAAGAATCTTCGTCTACTTCATCTGGATCAACAAGCTGTGGCATACGTAACTTGTGAGTCGTGTTAGATGCATTGAATGATGCCTGCTTTAATTTAGCCTTCTGTACCTCCTTCCACATATAGTCGATTGGTCTGTTATCGCGTGCATACTTGTTACACTTTGAATTGACACCTACTACGAAAGTCTCTTCATCCGTCATACCCATCTCAATGCAAATGTTGAGCAATCTCCATAACCTACCAGACCAAT